ATCACGTCTTCGGTAACACCTACCAAGTACGGGTCGCCACAACTGACCGCCTTGGCAGGCAAAGCGACTGGGTTGTCAGCAGTGTGGCCGCATTCGAGGCCATCCCGGATCTCAGCGACCCAGCGTTTAACGCCGTCATCCGCCACCAAAACCAGCCCGACGGCACCCAACTGCTGATCGTGGACGCGGGCATCTGCCCAGTACCCGAGCGTGTCAACGGCTATCGCATCTGGGCATTTCCCACCAACGTCCCCACCGTCATCCCTGGCGTCAAACCTCCCGAAGCTGACGGCTGGTACTTCCTCAGCAATATCCCGCTCACTGGTTACTACACCATCGCCTTTCACGCGCCCGGCGACTGGGAGATTCGCGTTGCCTTCACCAGCGCCATCTTCGGCGAAGCACCCAGCGACTACATCTACGACACGGTGGAGCGCAACGAGATCGTTCCGCCCACGCCCAACCTGTTCACCGTCGTCGAAAACACCAACAGCGGCCAGAAGCGTTTCAGCTGGCAACTGCCCCTGTCGAACTACGGCTCGTGGGACCAAGGCGTGGTGTCCGACGTGGTGTCCTACGAAATCCGCTACAAACAAGGCGGCCTCGTCAATAACAACCCGTCAGAAACGTGGGATCTCGGCATTCCGCTGTATTCCGGTGGCGTCTCCGCCCAACAGCAGTGGTTCGAGACCTCGCTGTTCGACACCGACGAATGGACCGTGATGGTCAAGTCGGTTGACGCCACGCAATGGCGCAGCGATGCCCCCGCAGCAATCCTTGTCAACATCGGCGCACCTGTTATCAGCAATGCCGTTTACGACGAGTGCCTCAACACCACAACGTGGCCTGGTACATACATCAATCTTGAAATCAGCAATACTCGCAATCTGGTCACTCAAGACGATCTTTACTTGACCACTCAAGATGGAAGTTACATTACAGGCAACAGTGGGACCGCATTATTCCAGCAGGTAAACCCCGACCTCGATAGTTACTACATTTGGAATTTTGACAACAACTTCCTTGAAAGCGCCATACTTATCACCACCGTTGCGGATGCAACTTACCAACATAATATCGGAGCTTTAACCGGCGCAGATACCGTAATTTTTCAAGAAAACGGCAACGACATTTTTCAGGAAAACGATGATCAGATCTTTGCAGAGCAGCGCACGTATAGCACTGGCGTGCTGTCCGGTGAATCCTCAGGAATCCTGCACCCCTATGCGCCTTACGAAAAACTCATTGAAGACGTTTACCAAGTGCAAACTTTGATTCGTAGCAATGACGGTATTAACCCTGGCGCTCTTACCAGCATTTGTTTTGAGTTGGATTACCCGGACGTAATCGAGTCACAAAACGACGTGAGCATCAGCAGTAGCGGTAGCGGCACTGCCATTCCGCTGCTCAAAACCTTCCGTGCCGTCAAATCGGTCCAAGTCACACTGCAGGACACTGGAACCGGCGCGATCAATGCAATTGTCCTAGCCAAGACAACTAGCAGCGTTACAGTGAAGTGCCTCAACAGTTCCGGGACAGCAGTGGCGGGCTTAATCGACATCACCGTGGTGGGTTACTGACATGGCCGGTCTACGGATTTCCCAGTTGCCGGTCGGGACAGCGGTTGCCTCGGCTGATGTCTTCCCATTCAGCTCGGTCAGCGGCAGCGAAACCCGCAAGATTACCGCAGCCATCCTCAGCATTGCCCTTGGACTGCAGGGCAACTCCACCGGCCCCGCGCAACCTGGGACACCGGTCACCGGTCAACTATGGATGGACACCAGCACCGACCCGCCGGTGCTCAAGACTTGGAACGGCGCCACCTGGACGATCATCAGCTTTCTGCCAGGCAGCTCGATCATCACCAGCCCCGCAGCAACGGGACCGTCAACACCACAACTGGGCCAACTCTGGCAGGACACCAGCCAGACGCCCGACGAACTGAAGATGTGGGACGGCAGCAACTGGGTGCGTGTCGATCCACAAGGCATCACCCAGACTGCCGGCGACGCCCGCTACCTGCGGATCGTTACCGCCGCGAGCACTTACCTCGCCCTTAGCGGTGGCACGCTAACCGGCAACCTGACGCTGCCTGGTGTCCCAACCACCACCAACATGGCCGCCACCAAGGGCTATGTAGACACGCAAATTGCCGGAATTCCAGCAGCGTCTGACATGACGCCGGCTGGCACGGTTATTTACACAGCCCGTACCACCGCACCAACCGGCTATCTAAAGGCCAACGGTGCTGCAGTCAGCCGTAGCACCTACGCCACATTGTTTGCCGCCATCGGTACGCTCTATGGCGTAGGCGATGGAAGCACCACTTTTAACCTTCCAGACCTGCGCGGTGAGTTTGTTCGTGGTTTTGACGACGGACGCGGCGTAGACACCGGCCGCACGATGGGATCGAACCAAGCACAGAACTACCAGAGCCACAACCACCTAGTTAGTGATCCAGGCCACAGTCACACTTACCAAAGCGCAACATCTGGACAAGAGGTTATCGAAGGATCAGGACGCGCTGTGCAAGCTTACACAGAGAACACAAGCAGCCAGACCACCGGAATAACTATTCAGAATAACGGCGGCACCGAAACCCGGCCTCGCAACATCGCTTTGCTGGGGTGCATTAAGACATAAACGCCCATCAAACTAATTCCACTGGAGCAACACCATGGCCAACACTAAAATTACTGATCTGAGCGCTTATGCCGATCCGCTCAGTACCGATGTATTACCCATTGTAGACATTACAACCAATACAACAAAAAAAGTCAGTATCAGCACCCTATTAAAAGCTGTACCAGCTGGCACACTTGGGGCTCCCGGCATTGCTTTTGACGGTTTTGGTGCAAGTACGGGAATATATCAGCCAACTTTTGATCAGTTCGCCATTGTTACCTTTGGTTCCGAAGGATTACGGATTACAGGCGATCAAGTTTTGGCCTATAACCAAAGCACACCAGCGGCAGTCAATGCCACAGCAACACTTACAGTAGCCAATCTCAAGGCAGGCATCATCACTAGCACGTCAGCGGCTGCAACCGACATGACGCTACCCACCGGTACCTTTACAGAGGCTGGATTCAGTAGTTCCTACGCCAACATGGCTTTTCAGTGGAGTGTCATCAACACGGGGCCTAGTTTGGTACGTGTTTTGGCAGGTACTGCTCACACCCTTGTGGGTTCTGGTTCGATTGCTACAGGCACCTCCGGTCGCTTTTCCTCACGACGTACAGCGGCCAACACCTTTGTTACCTATCGTCTGAGCTAATCAACCATGGCAGTCAAAGCAAAAACCGGCCTTTCCGGCACCATCCGCAAAGAGCCGGTGCCCAAAACCACCAGCATCGGCCAAGGCGCCCGCAGCCGTCCCAAGCGCCGCGGTAAGAAAGCTTGGAGAGGTCAAGGACGCTAAGCTGAGCTTATGGCTATCTCGCCCGGCACCTACAACATCAGCCTGCAGCGCCGGGCGGACTACAGCATCACGCTGCAGTTCAAAGACAGCACCGACGCACCCATCAACCTGACGGGCTGGACCGTCGCCGCCCAAGCTTGGAACCAAGCCCGCACCAGCAAATACGCCGACTTCACGGTCACCTACACCAACCGCGTGACTGGCACCGTCGCCATTGCGCTGACCGACGACCAAACGTCCATCTTTCCTGACGAGGCGTACTACGACGTACTGCTCACCAACCCCTCCGGCCTGAAGGAGTATTACCTCGAGGGCATCGTGTACGTGTCCGAGGGCTATACAGCATGACCACCGTCAACGTCAGCGCCGTAACCAATACCGTCACCGTTACTGAAAACGGCAGCAGCACCGTAGTAACTGTCCCCGTAACTTCAACCGTCACTGCAGTCACAGCTGGACCGCAGGGTCCGGCAGGCGGTGCGGCTTTTGAATATCTACAAGCAGCACCTGCAACAGTATGGACAATTAACCACAATCTTGGTTTTAGACCATCGGTGGAGCTGCTTGATGCTGGCAGCCAAGAAATTGATGGCGAAGTGGCACATCCGTCTGTCAACCAGACCGTTGTTACACTAAATCCAGCGTCCGCTGGCCTAGCTCGCCTGATCTGATATGGCTCGCAAGTTTTTTACAGACATCGACCTGCAGAGCACGTCGAAGGTCATCAATGTCCCCACGCCTAGTGCAGCAGGCGACGCCGTACCCAAGTCCTACGTGGACTCTGCGGTCGAGGGCCTGGCCTGGAAAGACAGTGCCCGCGTCGGTACGCAAAGCAATATCAACCTGGCTAGCCCTGGCGCCACGATTGATGGTGTCACCATGGCATCCCAAGACCGGGTGCTGGTACGCAACCAATCCACGCAAAGCCAAAACGGCATTTACGTCTGGAACGGCGCCTCCACAGCGCTTACCCGTTCCCTCGACGCCAGCACCTTTGCCGAGCTGGAACAGGCGATCATCACGGTCGAAGAAGGTACGGACGCCGGCACGACTTGGCGCCAAACGCAGGTCAACGGCACGATTGATGTCAGCAATGTGCTGTTCACATCGTTTGCTGCTGCAGCACCTGCCGCCAGCGAAACAACCGCTGGCATCGCCGAGCTTGCCACGCAAGCTGAGGTTGACGCTGGCACCGATGACGCTCGGATCATCACCCCGCTCAAGCTGGCCAACTGGTCCGGCCGCCTCCGCAAGGTGTCCACCAGCATCGGCGACGGCAGCGCCACCAGCTATGTGGTAACCCACAACCTGAACACGCGCGACGTGATCATCCGCGTAT